AAACGAAACCGGCGCTACAGGGCATCTGTCGCGTCAACGCCGCGCGTGCCGATCGAGATTAAGCGTCCGCAGCCGCGTTTCGAGGTCGACGCCGCGCTGAGGTGGTTTGTGGTGCGCGCGGCCGTTCGCATGGGACATGTGGCTTACAAAGGGCTGAAGCGCGCCGGCTTCGTTCCATGGCGCCCCGTCGAAGTATGGGACAAGCATTATCCGAACGGACGAATCCGCGAGATCGCGCGCCGGCCGCTCGTGCGCTACATCCTGGTCGGGTTCGGCGCAAAAAGCCGGGACAAGGCCGACGAGCAGCGCAAGTCCGAATTCCACATGCTCAGCGAGGTCGCCGGTGTCGAATCGATCGTCACCATCGAACGGAAGCCGATCCCCGTGCGCGCTGCCGAGCTGCAGGACTTGGCCGATCGGCTCGCCGACGAGCGCCACCCTTTGCCGCTCGATCGCATCTTCAGCGTCGGGGAGCGCGCCAGCGTCAAGGTCGGGGCCTTCGCTTCCTTCAGCGGGAAAATTGAGGAAATCAATGTATCAGAGCTTAAGGCGACTGTTGCTGTCGAGATTTTCGGGTCGACTACACCTGTGGAGATCGGCTTTGCTGATCTGATGGCGGCTTGACGATCGGAATCTTCGGCTCTACTTGTGCGGATCAGGACTAGTCGAACGATGAACCGGCTCGCGCTGTGGCGCTGGAGCCTGGTATCTCCCGGCCTCCCGCTCCGCGAGCGAAAAAGCGGGCGCGTGAGGGCGGCTTGTCCCCCGGTTTCCTTAGATCAACCCGCTGGCGCAAGCGTCGGCTTAGTTTCAAGCTCGGGGGATTTCTTCCCCCGAGCTTTTGCGGCATCTCCCGCCAGTGGCCCGTTAGAACGTCGCGCCGGCGCGACGTTTGAATGCCCTTCGCGCCGTAGAGCAGCCTGGTAGCTCGGTAGGCTCATAACCTGCAGGTCGCGCGTTCGAATCGCGCCGGCGCAACCATCACGCGGGTCCGCGGCGGACCCGCGTATAGAACACGACACGCCTAGCCGCCCGGCCTGATCACCCGCGAGCGGCGCAGCCCAAACCGGGCGGGCGTGTCGTCACCCCAAATCCGGTTTTCCGAAAACCTCATTTTTTAGGCGGGTCGGACTAGGACCCGCCTAAAAAAGGCGGGGGTGCCGCCGCCCCGCCTAAAACGCGGGTCGTTTCGTGTGAAACAGGAGAACGCCCATTGCTGGCGAATCCGAACGCAATTCTTGGACGCACGGTGCGAGATCGCATCACGGGCTTTGCAGGCGTGGCGATCGGCCATGTCGTCTACATCACGGGCTGCAATCAAACGCTGCTCGCGCCGAAGGTATCGGGCGAGAGCACATACGCTGAGCCGCATTGGTTCGACGATCAGCGCCTAGACGTTCAGCCCGGCGAGCCGCTCACGCTTCCCGTTGCTGCTGATTGGTCGAGCGCCAACGGCCCCGGCTGCGACAAAGCAGCGCCGAAAATATAGCGGGGCGCAAATGTTCGACCGTCGCCTTTTGAGATCAATCGATCAGCGCCTCGGCCGGCTCGAACAATCGGCGGCACGGGGCGAACGCAAACAGGACGCCATGCTGCAGGCGCTCCATCTTCTGATCATCAATGCAGCTGGAGCACGTGACATGACGAAACTACATGACGACTTGCTGGCGCTTGCGCGTCGGCTCGATTCCTCGGCTGATGGCGCAGGCAGTGCTGCCGATGCGCTGATCGCCGCCAAGACCGAAGGCGAAGAGCAGCTCGGCGACGCGTTCGCTGCGCTCAATAGCGCGGACGACAAGCTGCGGAACCTGCAGGCTCGCATCGCTGCTGCGACCACGGTCAGCGATCCGCCGGCGAATGACGGGACCGCTGCTGCCGCCGCAGCCGCAGCTGCTGCCGCCGCGGCGAGCGGGAACAGCAACGTCGTCACCTAGCCGTTGCCGCAACGGCCCGCCGTTCATCGAGCACCAGGCAGCCTCAGTCCTGATGAACGCCGTGCGCAATACAACCGCGATCGCGGCAGCGCACGGCAACGCGGTTACACTGCGGAGTGGGACAAGGCGTCGCGTGAGTACCGGGCCGAGCATCCGTTCTGCGTCATGTGCAAGGCCGAAGGGCTGCTCGTCATCGCGACCGTGACCGATCACATCGTTGCGCACCGCGGCAACCCGATCCTCTTCTGGGACCGCTCGAACTGGCAAGGGCTGTGCGACAACCATCACAGCCAGCACAAGCAGCGGCTGGAGTGCCAAGAGATCGCTGATCAAAGCTGATCAGTCTCGTTCGCCCTTGCTGGTCTAAGCTTCGGACATTCGGATGATCGAACTCTATGTTGCGAAGAGCGACAGGCCAGCGCTTGTCGATGATGATTTCCCGGAGTTGATCGGTTCCCGTTGGGAGCTGCATCGCGATGGATACGCGACCAGGAAGGTTCAGAACGAGCGAGGCGTTCGGACGCGGCAGTACCTTCACCACCTGATACTGCCGGGCAAGCGTTACCCGCTGTTTGTCCGCGATCACATCAACAGGGATAGGCTCGATTGCCGATAGCGTCCATCCCCTATCGGCATGACGCCACGCAGACCAAGAGCGTTCTTGCTCGCCGGATTTCTATTCTGTGCGTTCGCAGCTCGCGGTATCCAGCGCAGATTGCCAAGCCGCGCGACGGCCACGATCGACGGTGTAACGCATAGGTTCGGCTTATTCGATGATCCCTTTGAGGCGGACAGAGTGCTCACGTCATGGCGTGCTCAGCACATGCCCTTCGCGACGGATGGTCACGCTGCAAGCTGATCGATCATCGACGACCGAGGAACTGCCCCACCCCCGGTCGAATCTTTTCGAGCCGACGCATAGGGACCGCCCCCCAGTCATTTTTTCACACGTGCAAAACTGAGACGAAAAACATGCCAGGCGGCCGAACCCGAAAACCGACGCACCTGAAAGTCGTCAGCGGCACCGCTCAAAAGTGCCGGATCAACCCCGACGAGCCGGCCGGCACGAGCGGGAATCCACAGCCCCCGGATTGGTTGTCTGACCGCGCGACGGCGATTTTCTATGAAACGATCGCCGACATGGAGCGCCTCGGCACGCTCGCGCTGGAATGGGGCCCGGTGATCGCCGACTATGCCTCAGCGCGTGAGGAAGTCGAAGTGACGACGGCGATCGTCGAAGACTTGGGGCGGACGTACACGACCGTGACGCAAACCGGCGGCACGATGCACCGCGCCCGTCCAGAGGTAGCGATGCGCGCGGACGCTATGCGGCGCTCGCAAGCCTTGCGTGCCGAACTCGGCCTCGGCCCGGCGTCGAAGTCGAAGGTCAGCGCGTCGAAAAAGAAGCAAGGCAATCCGTTCCAAGCGTTGATTGGGTGACGATGCAAAACCTTTCCGCCGAAAGCCGACGCGCTTTCTGATGCATGGCGAAGGATCATCCGCACGTCGAAGCGGCGCGGCGCTACGCTGAAAACGTCGTCAAGGGCCGCGTGCCGGCCTGTAAATGGGTTCGGCTCGCGTGCCAGCGTCACCTAAACGACCTCGCCAAGCAGCGCGATCCCAAGTTCCGGTACCGCTTCGATCCCAAGACGGCGGAGAAGTGGTGCAAGTTTCTCGAACTGCTGCCGCACACGAAAGGCAAATGGGCGCGCAGTAATCAGCTGATCAGGCTTGAGCCGTGGCAGTGCTTCAAAACCTGCGTGCTGCTTGGCTGGCTTCGCAAAGACGACGGCCTCCGAAGATTCCGCAAGGCGTTTATTGAGGAGCCGCGCAAAAATGCGAAGTCAACGTGGGCAGCGGGCATCGGGCTCGGCATGCTCACGATCGACGGGGAGCACGGCGCGGAAGTCTACTCAGGGGCGACCACAGAAAAACAGGCGTGGGAGGTGTTCCGGCCGGCCCGGCTGATGGCGCAACGCTCGCCGCAGTTCCAGTCGGCCTTCGACGTGACAGTCAATGCGTCGAACCTGCACATTCTCGGCGACGGCTCCCGGTTCGAGCCGGTAATCGGCAACCCCGGCGACGGCGCGTCACCATCGTGCGCGATCATTGACGAATACCATGAGCACGACACGGATGCTCAGGTCGACACGATGGAAACCGGCATGGGCGCGCGCGAGCAGCCCTTGCTGCTCGTTATCACAACCGCCGGCGACAATCTTGCGGGGCCCTGTTACGCCCTGCTGCAGGAAGCGCAGAAGGTTTTAGAGGGCGTCTGGGAAAACGACGAGCTTTTCGCTCTGGTCTATACGATCGACGATGGTGACGACTGGACGAAAGAGGCGACGCTCCGCAAGGCAAACCCGAATTTCGGAGTTTCGGTCGACGCCGACTTCCTGCGATCTCGCCAAACCGAGGCGATCCGCAACCCGCGCAAGGCGGGCGTCTTTAAGACGAAGCACCTTAACCTATGGGTTCAGTCCCGCAGCGCTTATTTCGACATTCGGCGCTGGATCGAGAGCGCTGACCCATCGCTGAAGATCGAGAAATTCCGCGGCAAGCCATGTCGCGTTGGCGTCGATCTGGCATCAACGACAGACATCGCGGCCGTCGAGATCGTGTTTGAGTACGGTGCCGGCTACGCGCGGTTCGGCAGGTACTATCTGCCGGAGGCGACGATCGAGCTGCCGGAGAATGAGCATTATCGTGCTTGGCGGGATGCCGGCTGGATCACGCAGACTGACGGCGACATGGTCGATTATATCACCATCCGCGACGACATTTTGCAGATCGCGGACGAGCATCAGCTCCTAGAACTCGCGTTCGATCCGTTCCAGGCAATGATGATGATGTCGGAACTCGGAAGCAAGGGCGTCGCGTGCGTTGAGGTAAGGCCAACGGTGCCGAACTTTTCGCCTGCGATGAAACGTGTCGACGGGTTGATCCGATCTCGGAAGATTGCGCACAACGGAGATCCCGTCATGCTGTGGATGTGGTCGAACGTCACTGCGCGAACCGACGCAAAGGACAACGTTTATCCCCGCAAAGAGCGGCCGGAGAACAAGATCGACGGCCCGATCGCTCATTTGATGGTGCAGGCGCGCTACTCGTCCGGCCCTGCCGAGTCGGTTTATGAAACCCGCGGCTTCAGGGTCGCGGGCTGAGCCGGTAAATGGCGGGGATATTCGACAGGCTGCTCGGCCGATCTGCGCCGGAACAACGTTCACCGGATCGGGTTTATGCCGACGCGGGGAGCTTCTCCGGGTTCGACGATCCGTATCTGGCCAGATTCATGCTCGGCCACGAGACGAGCGCCGGAGAATGGGTTTCCGTCGAGACGGCGCTGAAAAATCCCGCAGTGCTTCGCGCGGTGAGTCTGATCTCTTACTCCGTCGGAATGCTGCCGACCTATACCTATAGAGTTCAGGCGGATGAAGATCGGTCGCTCGCGAAGGACCATCCGCTTTACAAGCTTCTGCTTAAGCAACCGAACACGTATCAGTCGGCGTTCGACTTCAAAATGCTGATGCAGCAGCGCTCGCTTACAAAGGGCGACGGTTACGCGCTGATTATCAGATCGCCTGATTTGCGGACGGGGAAAAAACGTCCGACCGCTCTTGTGCCGCTTGATCCAGATCGCACTGAGCCGATCCAGAACGTCGACTGGACCGTCAGCTATAAATACAATCCGATGCGCGGCGGACAGGTCACCTATCCGTCGAGTGATATTTTGCACCTTCGCGGCTTGTCACTCGACGGCATCCGCGGCGTCTCCCTTGTGAAGCAGGCAGCCGAGGCGATCGGGCTTGCTCGCGGCGCTGAACGTGCTGCAGCACGTCTTTTCAAGCAGGGAATCCTCGCCGGCGGCTCGATCAAAATGCAGCCCGGCTCAAAGCCGATGTCTCAGCCAGCGTTCGAGCGGCTCAAGCAGCAGCTCGAGGAATTGCACAGCGGCGCAAATAACGCGCACAAATGGCTGATCTTGGAAGAGGGCGCCGAGGCTCAGAAAATTGCGCATGACGCGCAGGAAACGCAGCTGATTGAATCGCGCAAGATGCAGACTGAGGAGATCGCCCGCGTTTTTGGAACGCCACGGCCGCTCCTGATGATGGACGACACATCTTGGGGCACAGGCGTCGTCGCGCTTATGCAGATATTTGTTACCTTCGGCTTGAATCCATGGTTTACGGCGTGGAACCAAGCCATAGAGCGTTCCGCGCTCGATGATGCCGAAAAAGGCGTGGTCGAAGTCGCGTTTGATGCGAGCGAACTGCTGAACGGCTCGATCCTCGATCAGTCTACGTTCTTTTCTCGCGCTCTTGGCTCAGGCGGCGGCAAGCCGTTCCTGACGCAGAACGAGGTGCGGACGAAGCTCCGTTACAACAAAAGAAGCGACGATCCTGAAGCCGATAGCCTTAAGCCGGCTGCGAAGCCAAGCGGCGGGCAAAACTCGACTGACAGCAGCGGGAATGCGAACGATGGCCAAACTGGCACTACTGCAGCAGCTGCCTGATCTCCGCGTGTTCGCGAAAGAACGGCCGAGTAAGATCAGCGCGCCGGTAAAGCTCGACGTGTCGGCTTTGGCGAAACCGGAAATTTTCGACCGATGGAATGCGGGCGTGCGCGCCGCGTCGAATGAAAACGCGCAGAACGTGATCACGATCTATGACGTGATCGGGCAGGACCCTTGGACAGGCGGCGGCGTCACGGTCAATCGTATCGACGCCGCGCTGCGAAAGATCGGCAACCAAGACATCGAAGTCCACATCAACTCGCCCGGCGGCGACATGTTCGAGGGCATCGCGATTTATAACCGGCTGCAGGAGCATCCGGCGAGTATCACGGTCAAGATCATGGGCCTCGCTGCGTCGGCGGCCTCGATTATCGCTATGGCGGGGAACACGATCCAGATAGGCGCCGCGTCCTTCATCATGATTCACAATTGCTGGGTTCTGGCGATCGGAGATCGGAACGACATGGCGGAAACGGCCGCGTTCCTCGAACCGTTCGACAGTGCGATGGCGGACGTTTACGCCGCGCGCTCCGGCGCTACCAAAGCGAAGATCGCCGGCATGATGGATGCCGAGACCTATCTTTCTGGCACGCAGGCGATTGATCTGGGCTTGGCCGATGAGCTTTTGTCCGCCGATCAGCTGCAAGAGGACGAGCAGGCGACGGCAAACGCCCGCAGCATGAACGTCGTCCGCGCGACGGAATACGATCTGATGCGCGTCGGCCTTTCGAGAGCATCTGCGCGTAAGCGCATCAACGAGATCAGGGGCACGCCGGACGCTGCCCATGAAGCCATGCCCGGCGCTGGCGCACCGCAGCTGGATGGCAATGCTGCCGCCCGGCTAATCGCATCACTCCGCTCATAAGGAGCAGACATCTTGAAACACTACGGTTTGGCCGCTTTCCCGGCCGGCTCGTTCGCGCTTGCGCGCCCGCGAGCCATTTGCGGCACCGGCATTCGTGCCGACATGTCCGATCCGAACAAGGTCCTTGCTGCTTTGCAGGAGAGCGTCGAAGAGTTCAAAAGGACGCTCGACGACAAACTGAAGGGCAAGGCCGATGTCGTCCTGAACGAAAAGGTCGACCGCATCGACGCGGCGATCGGAAACTTTCAGGGCATCATCGACGAGGTGAACGCTCGTTTAGCCGCTGCGCAAGTCGGCGCCGGGCAGCAGCGTTCGATCAGCCCGGAAGAGCGGCAGTATGCCGATGACTTCAAAGCATGGCTGATCGGCAACGGCAACGAGAGCGCCGTTCAGGCGGCGCAGCGCAAGGGCATCCGCGCTGCCATGAGTGAGGGGACCAACACGGCCGGCGGCTACTTCACGCCGATCGAGTGGGATCGCACGATCATCGACCGGCTGAAACTCGTTTCGCCGATCCGGTCGATCTCGCAGAACCAGACGACCACGAAACGCGGCTGGATCAAGCTGCTCAACGATCGCAATATCGGCTCCGGCTGGGTTGGCGAAACGGCAGCGCGCCAGCAGACGACAAACCCCGGCCTCGTGCCGCTCCAGTTTGTGGTCGGCGAGATTTACGCAATGCCGGCCGCGACGCAGGACCTGCTCGACGACGCCGAGGGCGTCAATCTGCAGGACTGGCTTGCGGGCGAGGTCGAGCTTGAATTCTCGCGCCAGGAAGGCATTGCCTTTGTTGGCGGGGATGGAGCGAACAAGCCGAACGGCCTGCTCACTTATACCGACAACACGATCCATCCGTGGGGACCGATCGCGACCGTCGTCTCTGGGAACGCTGCGCTGCTGACGCAGGACGGCATCATCAATCTTGTGAACGATCTGCCGTCGGCTTTCGTGCCGAACGCGCGTTTCATCGCGAATCGCAAGACCATCGGCGCCGTGCGCAAGTTCAAAGATGCGCAGGGGAACTACCAATGGCAGCCGAGCCTGCAGCTTGGGACGCCGCAGACGCTGCTCGGCTATCCGATCACGGAAGTGCCGGACATGCCCGACATCGCGGCAAATTCCATCCCCGCAATGTTCGGCGATTTCCAGCGCGGTTATCTCGTGATCGACCGCATGGGCGTGCGCGTGCTGCGCGATCCGTACAGCAACAAGCCCTACGTCCTGTTTTACACGACTAAGCGTGTTGGCGGCGGCGTGCAGAACCCGGAAGTGCTGCGCTACCTCAAGGTTTCGGCCTAAGCGTCGGCGCCTGACGATGATGCCCGGCCTTGAGCCGGGCGTCTCAACCCCTCTAGTTTGGAGAACGACAATGGCTGAGAACGCCAATCAGACGAATACCGGCCTCGGCACGGCCACCGGCGCCGGCTCGGCGGCCACACAGAGGCCCGCTGGAGCGACGCAGGCTCCTCCGGCGCCATTGACGTCGGCCGCACTCGCCGGCAAGCCCGGCGGCCCTGCAAACACGCTGGCGCCGGCCTCGGCTGCCGACATCGCTGCGAGCGGTGCGATCTCGGAACCGGGCGCGACCGCTGACATTCCGGTCGAGCATCCCGCGATCGACAATAATCCGCGCGCCGGCGTGCCGGACGTGAGCAACCGGATCGACCTGAACGATCCCGGCAAGCCCGGTCAGGAAGCCGTCATGGACAGCCTCAGGGCCCAAGGCAAGCTGACGACGACTTCGCCAGCAAAGGCGCCGGAAAAGGCTTGAGCCCTTGTCCATCGTTGTGGTCACGCCGGCGACGACTCCGGTCGTTACGCCGGTGGAGGCGCGCACCGCGCTCGGGCTCGATGCTACCGCGGCGCCCGACGCGCAGCTGACGCCGCTGATCGCGTCGGCGACGCAGGAATTCGACGGGCCCGATGGCATGCTGCGTCGAACGCTGCTGCCGACGACATACGATCTCTTCCTGGAGCCTCGCACGTGGCGCGCCGCGCGCGCTCGGCCGCTCTACCCCGCTCCTATCGACATTCCGCTGCCGCCGCTCCGCAGCTCGCCAACGCCGATCCTGTATTGGATTGATCGCGCTGGCGTGGAAACGGTTCTCGATGTCAGCACCTATCGCATCGTGCCGGGCACGCCAGCGACTGTCCTTCCGATATGGGCGTGGGGATGGTTCTCACTCTGGCATGGCTTCCGACTTCGCTATGCCGCCGGGTATGATGATCCAGCA